AGCATGCTGTATAATGGCAAGCAGCCAGCAGCCAAAACTGGCTAGCCAAGGCCTGCTAGCCGTAGCCAAAGCGGAGGCTAGCAGGCCGTCCGCTTGAGGCTCCCGGCCTGCTAGCCTCCTCAAGCAAGCCGCGCGCGCGAGACCTCGTGAAAGAACACTCGGTCACGCATCCCACGGAGTACGCGAAACAGGTCCTAGCCGGACAGCATACGGTCAACGGTCGTATCCGCCTAGCCTGTGAACGCCATCTCCACGACCTGACGCGCGACGACATCTACTTCGACGAGCAGGAGTTCGAGCGTCTCCACGCGTTCATCTCTGATCTCGAAGTTGCTGACGGCCATGAGTTGACAGGCCAGCCGATGGTCATGTTGCCCTGGCAGTCGTTCTTTCTCGGGAGCATCCTCTGTTGGAAGTTCACCGAGACCGGGGGCATTCGGTACAAGCAGTCGTACTGTGAAGTAGCCCGCGGTGCAGGTAAGTCCACGATGATGGGCGTCCTGCTGCTCTATGTCAGCCGATACTGGGAAGGGTCTGATAACCTCTGCCTTGCCAACAAGGTGGACCAGTCCCGCCAAGCGTTTGACGCCGCGAATAAGATCGCGATGCGGGCGTATGGCGACTGGCGATCCGAGGACGATGCAGAGGCCAAAGGTGCGTTGTACGAATGCACCATGCGAGAGACCAGGTGCCGAGAGGGCAAAGGGCGATTCCGCCCAATGGCCTCGAAGACCGGCACGCTGGATGGCACCAAAGCCATCCTGTACGTCTGTGACGAGACCGCCGAGGCGAAAGAGGACTACCTCCAGAAAGTCGTCTCGGCCCTGCCGAAACTCCGCGACAGTTTCATGGTGTCGGTCACGACGCCCGGCTCGCCGGAACTCGGACTGGACAGCCCGTACTACACCCGCCGCCGGGTGGCCGACGAGGCCATCAAGACGGAGAACTGGGACAAACTCAACGTCTTCGGCTTGTTCTACGGGCTGGACGAAGGGGACGACCCGGAAGACCCGGATGTCTGGCAGAAGGCTCAGCCGTCACTCGGCCATGTCATTCCGGTCAGTGCCTACAAGCGTCTTCTCGAAGAGTATCGAGCCCAGGACGCCCTACACAACTGGGAGCGATACCAGTGCTGTATCTACTCCCTCTCGGGGCTCTCGTGGCTGCAACTGGGCGAGTGGCGGCATGTATCCCGGCCCGTCTCCACGAGGCCCCCAGCGGGAGTACCAGTCTACGCGGCTGTTGACTTCTCCAAATCTTTTGACCTTACAAGCCTCTGCTGGGGCTGGTGGGCAGAAGGCAAGTTCCACGTTCGGTGGCACCACTGGGCGATCCGCGACCCGCAGATCAATAGTCACGTCCGGCATTACCAGAAGTTCGTAGACAACTGGGCACGCCACGACTACGTTGATGTGGTCCCCCACCGAGTCTCTTATGACGCGGTGAAAGAGAAGATCAAGAGTCTTGGCCCCGATGTGGTCCGCTGCGGGTATGACGCCCTTGGCGGCATGAAGACGGAAGTTCAAGCCTGGGGCGACATCGAGAACAACTACAGCCCACTTCGCGGCGACATGCCGATGTGGAGTCTGCCTCAGACCATCGTGAGTCTCGGACCAGCGACGTACCTCCTTGAGTCGTACATCCGAAACGAGACGATCGTGATGAACGAGGATCTGATCGTCGAGTACGCCCTTCCCAATGTCCAACTGCAAGAAAACGCCAATGGCGACCGCCGCCCCTGCAAGATGCAAAGCATGGGCATCATTGACCCGATAGTCGCGTGTGTGATGCTCATGGCCGTCCTCATCAAGGAGGGCGCGGAGAGGCCCGGAGCCTACGCCAAGGACGAGGACATCGTGGTATGAAGAATCCCCTCAACGAGATCCGTCGTCTGTTCAAGATGACGAAGTTCGGCGGCAGCGTCCAGCAGTTGCCGGACAGTTGGTGGAACTGGGAGCGTAAGACTTTCAGTCCCGACGATCTCGTCGCGGACCCGTTCAAGGCTCTCGGTTTCACGCCGATCAGTCGAGCGATCCAGGTGGTGTCCAACGACATCGCCCGCGTGCCTATCCGCACCGAGAAGAAGATCGACGGCCACTGGGAAGTCGTGGACGACAACCCGGTGATGGACGAGATCCTCAACGAGATCCCGAACACTCACTTCTCGGCGTACGAGTTCCGCGGCTGGATGTGCCGGAGCATGATGCTCTGGGGCAACGCCTTCGCCCTCATCAGCCGGTGGGGTAATGAAGTCCGTGAACTGATCCCGGTGCGTCCATGGGACATGGCCCTTCTGCCGGACACGGAGCGTGGCGGTTGGTACTACCACTCGTCCGAGTACGGCGACATCAAGCACACCGATGTCCTGCACTTCCGCATGCCGTCGTACCAGCGGATGCTCTGGGGAGAAAGCCCCATCATCCTCGGTCGGCATTCGGTCGCACTCGGACAGGAACAAGAGGCCGCTGGACGGTCTGCGTTCCAGATGCCGGGCCTCGGCAAGATTGCCATCACGACGAAGGAAACGATGGGCGGCGAGGCTGTCCGTCGCATGCAGGAAGCCTTCCGGGGAGCCCATAGCGGACCGGAAGGCATGCTGCGTCCGATCGTGGTGCAGAACGAGTCCGACGTGAAGCAGGTTGGTCAGAGTCTTACCGACCAGGACTGGATCGCGGCTCGGAAGTTCTCGATCAACCAGGTCGCCCAGATGTACGGCGTCCCGCCGCAGATGCTCTACAACTTCGAGGCCGAGTCGGCTTCGGGCGTGTCGGAGCAGGCTCGCCAGTACGTTGACAACTGCCTGAGCCAGTACACGGCGACGTGGGCCTCGGAACTTGCGTGGAAGTTGCTTCCGCACATGCCCGACGGCGAGCGATACCGATTTGTGTTTGACACGACGCAACTCGTCCGTGGCACGTTCTCGGAGCAGGTCGCTGCTATCCAGATCGCTGTCCAGACTGGCGTCATGACCCGCAACGAAGCCCGCGAGATGATGGGATTCAACCCCATCGAGGGCGGAGACGAGGTGCTGATTGGACCCAACATGCTTCCGGTCGAACAGAACCAGCAACAGGCTGGAGATCAGAGCAGCGGGGAGACTGACGAGCCTGGGGGAGAATGACGGTCCCGTCATCTTCCGAGGCTGTGCAGTCCCCTACAACGAAACGAGCCGGATCCTGTACGACCGCGCTCGTCCCTACCGCGAGCGATTCGTCCGTGGTGCCCTCAAGTGGGGCGACGAGACGATGATGCTTGTGCAGCACAACCCCGGCGGCGTGCCTATTGGCCGCGTTGGTGCCGGGACGCTTGAGTTCGAGGAGACCGCCGAGGGACTCATGTTCCGATGCAACCTTCCCGAATCCCGAATGGACATCCGCGAGGCACTCGAAAGAGGCGACCTCGATGGCTCGGTATCCATCGGCTTCCAGTGCGAAGACGATAACTGGATGCACACGAAGTCGGCCAGCCTTCGCACGGTGCGTAAGGCTCGTTTGGCCGAACTTTCCATTGTCACCGCAGGCGCATATCGAGGTGCCCGCGGCTGTATGAAGGAGTCCTGAAATGGACGACCTGCGTTCGCTGCGGGAGCAGCGTGACGAACTCCGGTCGCAACTCGATGCGATCATGGAGCGTAACGATTCGATCGACGACACCGAGTCGATCGAGGCTCTGGAGACTGGTGCCGCGAAGATGGCGGAACTGGACTCCTCGATTCGTGCTGCCGAGGCGAAGGCCCGGTACCGTGAGATGCGGGAGTCCGCTCCTGCGTCCTTCTCCTTCAAGAAGGAGACCACGGCGGCGGCTTACTCCGGCCAGTACCGCTTCGTCATGGACGGCACCGACGTTCGCGTCGAAGGCCGTGCTGCCGAGGTGGGTGGCACCGACCCGTCGTCCTCGCTCCCGGGCATGGACCTCTCGGGTGCTGGTGACTACTCGGCTGCCATTCCGGTGGACCTTCAGGCGGAACTGATCCGCAAGTTGCCCGCCAAGGCCGTGATTCGCCAGTTCTTCCAGACCCGCACCTACAGCAACGACATCGAACTCCAGCGGGTCGCTACCCGTGTTTCGTCGGCTGCTGACGCGGACTTCAAGGAAGCGGGCAAGGTCTCCATCACCAACGAGGCTGGTGCCTACACCGGCGTCGATATGGCCCTGGAGCGTGTCCGTGTGAACAACTTCAAGACCGCGGCGAAGTCCGAGGTCACGGAAGAGTTCATGCGTGACGCCCGCGGTCGGGCTGTTGCGGAACTCCTGCTTCAGCACGCCGAGGAGCATGGCCTGCTGTGGGATCGCGTCTACGCTGGCGGTCAGGGCGGCACCGATGGTCCCGACCCGTGCTGGCTCTACAACGCGACCACCGGCGACGGTATCGGCATCGAGGACTACCTCCCTGCCGGTCAGATCATCGACATCGACATCTCCGACGCGGCGGCGGCATCGACGGCCAGCAAGACCTGGACCGACGCCCTCACCAACCTCCGCTACGGTGCGATCCCCGCGCAGTACTGGGGCGGTCTCCGCTGGATGACCAACCAGGCGACCTTTGCTGCCCTCAGCAAGGTTCTGGATGCTCAGGGTCGTCCGCTCTTCCAGCCGCTCCTCACCGGCACCCCGGCGTCGAGCCTCGAAGTCGGCACCCTGCTCGGCCTTCCGGTGTTCGTGTCGAACAACCTCACTGGTTCGTTCGCTGCGGGCGACACCGCGATGATCCTCGCCCACGCCGAAGACTATTGCATCTTCGACCGGGCCGGATTCAGCCAGCAGGTGGATCCCTACAGCCAGGGAGATTCTGGCAAGATCGTGTTTAGGACCCGGATGCGGTCCGACGGTCGCTGGCTGCGTCCGTTCGCGGCTGGTGCCATCGTCTGCGTGGCCTGATTCTCAACAACTCACGGAGTCCCCTTCCCCCCTTCGGGGGGGGAGGGGGCTGACGGATGACGACAATGATCGAGTTCGTTTCCAAGGCAGACCACAACTTCCAACTCGCCGAGTTCGTGGACCACATTCGTCTGGAGACGACCGACGACCAGCCCGCCGCGCAGCGGTCGCTGGACGCCGCGGTCGAGGCCGTCGAGGATTGGACTGGCCGCCTGTGCCGTGCCTGTACCGTGCAACAGAGCGAGGGATACTTCATTCCCCCGTTCCGTGCCGCGTATTACCCGGTGGTCAACGCCAGCACGATCGTCACGCGGTACGACTCCGAAACTGACGTGTCTGACGATGTGTCGTCGTACTACTACGTTTTGAAGAGCCGCGGCGGCTACCACCTCGTTCCTGTGGTCGGCTCCTACCTCGACACGATCCGCAAGACCGTGACCTGGCAGTATCAGGCTGGCAACACCGATGTCCCGGCGAATCTGAAACTCGCCATCTTCGGCGTGGCTGCCCACTTCTACGAGAACCGCGAACTAGTAAACGAGGCGAAACTAGAGACGGTCCCGATCGCGTACCGCTCCATCATCGAGTCCTACCGAAACGGGGAGATGTGATGCAGGTCGGCAAGTTCCGCCATCGCATCACGGTTCGGACCCCGGCCCAGACGACTGACGCCGCTGGACAGGCGTCCTATAACTTTAGTTCGTTCGAGTGTTGGACAGACGCCAAGAGCATCCGAGGCTACATCTCGGACGCCGGGATGCAGGAGACGGCTGGACGCCGCTACTACAAGTTCACCATGCGTCACGACGACCGCATGGACTACGGGTGCGAGATCGTGTTCCGATCCGCCACCTACCGCCCAGAGCGGATCGACCGCTGGGACGAGCGGGACCGCTACCTGATCGTGTACGCCTACGAGGTGGACCTGTGATCGACGAGTCCTTCATCGAAGAACTGATGGACGAGATCGGCGAGGTCATCAAGATGCGTGACCAGGCCAGCATCTCGAAGTTGAAGAACGGCCTCCGCCAGGCCATGCGGATCGTGGACTCCGCCAGCCAGAGCGAGTACGCCAGCCATCGCTACCGCTACGGTGCTGGCACCAAGAAGCACAAGCAGCGTGGCGGACGCTTCCGCGACTTCGCGTCGAAGGCATCCGCCTACAAATACCGTTTCAACGTCGCCAAGGGAAACAAGCCATGGCGATACCAGTCGATGATGAAGCGGAAGGGTAGGGACAACGTGTACCAAGGCAACCTGTCCCACCTGCTGGAAGACGGTGCCTGGAACGTGAAGTACAAGAAGCATAACCGGGCCTACAAGGTCCGCTATCGGGCGTTCCAGCGTAGCCGGGCTTCGGCTCTGGCTCGGGCCGTTCGAGCCTTCAAGGAGGTTCTCGGTGTCAGTGCCTGAAGAAGTCCACGACTTCCTTGTTGCCGCCGTCAACGACGTGACCGTGAAGGTCTCGCCGTTCGTTCGTTCAAACGGCACAGACTTCCCGTTTGTGATCTACGACTTCCAGCAGGATGTCTACACCGGCTCGACGCCCACGGATCCCGGCCCGCCGCTGATCCAGTGGGAGGCTACGGTGGTCGATCGCACCCTCTTGGGTGCGGAGACCATCGCACAGCGTATTGTGGCGGCGGCTCCGGGCGACTCTTGCCCCGT